TTCCTTTGTGGGAACGGGCAAGTAGCGTTGTGTATGACCTCCTGGTGGGTCATGAAGTTGGACACGCTCTGTTTACTCCTGATGAGGATTGGTTGGATAAGGTAAAGGTTCCTCAACAGTTTGTGAATATCGTTGAGGATGCACGTATTGAGAAACTGATGAAGCGTAAATATGCTGGTCTTGCTAAGACTTTCTTCAACGGTTACAAAGAACTGAATCAAGATGATTTCTTTCAGATTGTTGATGATGATATTTCTACTTTTAATCTTGCCGACCGTGCAAATATCTACTTCAAGATTGGTAACTTTGTAAATTTGGATTTCAACTCGGAAGAGCGTGAGATTATCAATCTGATTGCAGCAACTGAAACTTTTGCTGATGTTTTGATCGCTGCTGAAGAACTATACAAGTACTGTAAGAAAGAAAAAGAAAATGAACAAAAGGTTGCTGATTTTGATTCTCATGAAATGAGTGGTAATTCTCAGTCTCCTGCTAGTGAAATTGTGGAGACTAATGACTCTTCTTCTGAAGAAGATGGTGATAGCAATAACTCCTCCGAAAAAGAATCAGAACAGTCTGAAGGGGGACCCACCCAGGGAGATCAAACATCTGCAAAATCTTCTGAAAATAACGATGAACCAGAGGTTAGGACTGCTGATTCCTTGGAAGAAAAAATTCGTGATTTGGTAAATCAAGATGGATTTGAGAATGTTTACTTGGAAGTTCCTCAAGTAAATCTTTCCACCGTTATTGCTAGCAATTCTGAAGTTCATAGAGAAATTGATAATTCTTTTAATCATCAGCAGAAACAACACAATGAAAATGCTAATGAAAAGGGATTTACTTCAGTAAATCTTTATGAAGAATCTGACGCTGAGTTTAAGAAGTTTAAGACTTCTGCTCAGAAAGAAGTCAACTATCTTGTGAAGGAGTTTGAATGTCGCAAAGCAGCAGACCAGTATGCTCGTGCATCAACTGCTCGCACTGGTGTTCTTGATACTGCTCGTCTTCACACCTATAAGTACAATGAAGATCTTTTCAAGAAGGTCTCAGTAATCCCTGATGGAAAGAATCACGGTTTAGTGTTTGTATTGGACTGGAGTGGTTCCATGTCTGATGTGATGGTTGATACTTGTAAGCAACTCTTCAATCTGGTGTGGTTCTGTAAGAAAGTTTCTATTCCTTTTGAAGTGTACGCTTTCACGAATGAATGGCGTCGCGGTGAATATGACTATGATCTTGGGAAGCACATCGCAGCAGACCGTACTCCTCACTATACAAAGAAAGAGAATCTCTTGATTGTTGATGAAACTTTCTCTATGATGAACATTCTTACCAGTAAAGTTTCTGGTAAAGAACTTGAGCACCAAATGCTTAATATTTGGCGTCTTGCTATTTGTTTTGTAAATTCTTATCGTAGTTACTACACTTATCCTAGCCGTATGTGCCTTTCTGGTACTCCTTTGAATGAAGCTTTGATTTCTCTTCATCAGATTCTTCCTAACTTCCAGAGAGAAAACAAACTGCAAAAAGTTCAATGTATTGTCTTGACTGATGGTGAAGCAAATCAACTTACTTATCACCGTGAAGTTAATCGTCGCTGGGAATCTGGTCCGTATCTTGGAAGTGGATATGTAAATCCAACCAATTCATTTCTTCGCGATCGTAAACTTGGAACTACCTATAAGATTGAGTATGGATATCATGCTTTCACTGACACCCTTCTTAATAACTTAAAGGATAAGTTTTCTTCCACAAACTTCATTGGTATTCGTGTTCTTGAAGGTCGCTATGCCCAACGTTTCATCAATCTTTACCATCAAAATGGTGATAAGCAGTATGAAAAAATTCAGAAAGATTGGAAGAAACTTCGCAGTTTCAATATCAGCAACTCTGGATATGATGCATACTTTGGAATGTCTTCTACAGCACTTTCTCAAGATACTGATTTTGAAGTTGCTGAAGATGCTACCAAGTCGCAAATCAAATCTGCTTTCGTCAAGTCTCTGAAGACTAAGAAACTAAATAAAAAGGTATTAGGAGAATTTATCTCTTTGGTAGCATGAAGACATTCCAAGAGTTCATGGAAATTGCTGAAGGCATGACCATGAAAGATTTTAAAAAGAAGCGCAGTGCTCAAAAACAAAAAGAAAAGAGAGCGGCAGATAAGATTGCTCCTGGACGCAGAGCAGGTATTCATGCTGATAAAGCATCTCCAGAGAGAGCAGCAAGACATCGTGCTAATGTAGACCCTGATTTTGAGGGTAATGATGAGAGAAATTATCCTGGTGGTAAGTTGAGAGCAAAGAAAGTGCGTAAAGCAAAAGCACTTGGAGAACTTGATTGATTTATGAAACAAAAATTCCCACTTGAACACGTCGTTAAATACGACACCAAAGAAGTATGGATTAAGTGTAATAGCAGCACAACTGCTATGGGCATTCCAGCACTTGTGAAAAAATATTATCCTGGATATACAGGACATATTGCTAGTGCCGACCACCTTGAGGAACTCAAGAACCAGTTGGCGAACTGACCACTGGGGGTCCATGTGACCCCCTTTTTTCGTTTATAATGATTAGGTTGAAACGAAACACACATGGCACTTTCTTCTGACTACATCCGCACTTCTCTTCAAGCACTTTATGGCAACGTTGTCACTGGTGCTGATATTCGTGCTTGGTGTGCTCTGAATGATTCTAATTACCAGACCGTTACCAAGAAACTTGAAGATTATAAAGTTGGTCGTGGTAAGTGGAATTTGGAAGTCACCCCTACCGTTGTTGGAAAGATGGAACAGGCATATCAAGCACCTGCGGTAATTCCTCCTACAGAACAAAATCTTATTCCTCAAAAAGATGATACCTTCGTCAAGTTTGGTAACTTTGTTGATATTAAAAAAATTATTGAGTCCCGTCTATTCTATCCAACGTTCATTACGGGTCTTTCGGGTAATGGTAAAACGTTCTGTGTTGAGCAAGCCTGTGCCCAACTCAAGCGGGAACTCATCCGTGTAAACATTACTATTGAAACTGATGAAGACGATCTTATTGGTGGTTTCCGTCTTGTCGATGGGGCAACTGTTTGGCATAACGGACCTGTCGTGGAAGCACTCCAACGAGGAGCAATCCTGCTACTCGATGAAATTGACCTTGCTTCCAACAAAATTCTATGCCTTCAATCCATCCTTGAAGGTAAGGGTGTGTTTCTAAAGAAGATTGGTAAGTTTGTTACACCTGCTGATGGTTTCCAAATCTTTGCGACAGCAAACACTAAAGGTAAGGGTTCTGATGACGGACGGTTCATTGGAACTAATGTGCTTAACGAAGCATTCCTTGAGCGTTTTCCTGTGACATTTGAGCAGGAATATCCTTCTGCTGCTAATGAATACAAAATTCTTTATAAAGTTGCTTCTTCTATTGGGGCATTTAAGGAAACTGATGATCTTGATTTTCTGAAGCGTCTTTGTGACTGGGCAGATATTATCCGCAAGACCTTCTATGACGGTGGTATTGAGGAAATTATCAGCACCCGCCGCCTGGTTCACATTGTTCGTGCCTATTCAATCTTCCAAGACAAAGCGAAAGCAATTCAAGTTTGTGTTAATCGCTTTGATGATGAAACCAAGCAGGCATTCTTGGAACTGTATGACAAGGTTGATGCTGATTTCCAAATGCCAACAGAAGAGGTTGCCCAAGACGCACCTTTCTGATAGAATATATGGAGGTCAATGTGCCTCCTCTTTTTTAATCTTTACTATGAAAAACAATGTCGGAAAACTTTGAGAGCACTTATGAAAGTTCCTTCCCAGATACCTGGAAAGATACTATGATTTATGGTGGAGAAGGAACAGATACTATTTCGCTTAACGGAGCAGAAGATTTTATCTATGCTGCACAATCGGTTCCGTTCTCTTACTTTGATAATTATGCTCAAGATACAATTACTTTCAATTTGAACATGCCTGAAGATACGAACAAAAACGGTTTTTGGAAATACGAAGAAGATAAAACTCTGAAAGAAATTGAGCAATATCTTTCTAGCACTTATCACTCCCATTACACATCTGAACAGTCAAAGACCCAAACATTGGATTTGATTGAAAGT